CCCTGCCGCACCATCTCCAGCGGCAATCGTTGCCAGCTCAACCATCACCTCCTGGCCCGGCTCCAGAATTGTCCCTTTGGCTGCCTCATCATCATACATAACCTTGCCTGCAGCCGTGGTGCCGAGCACTAAATGCGCAATATCCGCACTACCTCTGCTTCCCTCACTGCCGGCCGTTGGCCGCAGGTCGAAGTCCACCACGGGTGTGCTCGTTCCCCCGGCGCAGGTCTCGGTCACCACAACCCCGGCCGCGAAAACCTCACACCGGTAGGGGATACTAAAGCTGCCCTTATCCTCCGCGTTTCCTGCCATGTCGATACCCTCAAGGTCATTGTAGTCAATAGCAAGGTGCAGCGGCAGGGCAATCGGTTCATTTTTTCGTAACATAATCTTACCCTCCTAAAACGTTTCCGTTATTGTGAGGTTATCCGTACAATCCTCGCCTCGCGGTCATCTGCCGTAGGAAACTTCACGCCAAATGCCACGGTGCCGTACCAGGCAACCGCATGCCTTCTGCCAAAATCTCCCGTATAATTGGCCTGTGCCCGCAGGTGCGGAAATTCTATCTCGATCCGTGCAACCGCATCGTCGCCGAAGATCACAGCCTCACCCAACACATTGGCGCTGCCTTTGCTATTAGACAGGGCGGATTCATTATTGACCTCTATGGCTCGAACGCTTTCTACCTGCCCGATCTCACCCTTGTAAATCAGATCGCCCTTTTGCAAATACAGATTCCACGCCTCGATGCACTTGTCATTGCGCAGCCCGCGCAGGGCCTTGGTGCTCATCAGGCCGATATAGTGCTCCTGCCCGCCAAAAAACGGAGCATGGAGATCCTTTTGCATGTAATCCCTGATCACCGATATATGGTCCTTGGTCAGGTTTGCCAGCGCTGTCGTGCTCGGGGTGCCGTCACTATCCCATTCCCCGCCGGTTAGCGACGTGGGGATAAAGATTATCTTTGCATCCGTGCCAGTAAACTCCGATGCAGCCGCCACATCCATGGCCTGTTTCATCTGATCGAGCAGGGCCTTTTGCGCAGCGTTCTTTACGTTAAATGCGCTCAGATCATCCATCAAACTGGTGTATTCGACACCACGTCCCCATTCCTTGATGGTAATATCGGTCTTACCCATGGTGAGCTGATCAATCGGTATCCTGATATCCTCGCTCAACTCAGCATTGGTGGGATCAGCCAGAGGTTTGTAATAGACAAGGGTAATACTCTCACCCTTACGTTTGCCAAAGGAATCCTCCTTGTGCGTAAACGGCACAAACTTAAACTCCCGTGCCGCAACCTCAAGCAGTTTTCCAGACAACGCATGATTTTTAAACACGCCTGCTATGGCGTCATAATTCCATGAAAATACCGCTCCCATTGTTCTGTCTCCTTTTCCTAAAAATAATTACAGGCGCCGGCTCTCTAAAGCGCTTTCAATGGCATCATCCAGGCTCACAGGACGGGCTGTTTCCATCTCGCTCCGCCGTTGTTGCGGCGTAGACCTGCCCATAGCCAGGTTTTCCTCCTGCGTTGCCGCAGCCTTCCTGTTTGCAGCATCCTGTCGCCCCTGCTCGCCCTGTGTTCCATGTGCGCCCTGAAGCTCCGCCTGATACGTCTTCGTCTTATGCACTGCCCACAGTATCTGTGTATCAAAATCCATGGGCAAACCCTTCTCATCTACCGTGGGGGCCGTGGTGCATACCATCCTGAAATATTCATCATCAGGATTGATCTGGTTTTTCTCGGCAACATCCCGCACATGCGCCTGTGCAATCCGTAGCACCTCATCGCTTGCATTCTTGCCGGACTCACCGCGTTCACCCGATAGTGCGCCCCCGGGTTTTGGTTTCTTGTTTTCCTTTTCCCGTTCATACCGTCTGATATCCCCATATACACGCGCCTGAATCTCCGCTACCTGGCCCTGATAATCCTCTGCATCAGGGTCAAGCTCATCAATGGCCTTGAGGGCCTTGCGGTTTGCCTCTTTTGCGTATGTGCTCACATCCTCTTCAAATGCCGCAAGCCAGGTCTTTTCAGCCTCGGTCTGCTCGATAGCCGTATTTTTTTCCCGTGCTGCCCGTAGCTCCATCTCAAGCCGGGTCTTTTCAGCCTGCAGGTTTTTATAGCCCTTTTCAGCATCCTCATGGCTGGTGAAACGAAACACCGGCTTTACCGCGGGTTGCGTTTCTTTTTGTTCAGGTGAAATGTGTTCGTCTTTCTTCGGGTGTTCATCCGGTTCCTTAGCCGCATGAGGGCCTGTGCCCTCTGGTGCAGGGCCAGCATCCGTGTCTGGAACAGGCGCAGGGTGATCCGGCGTCTCTTTGGGGGCTGCCTGTTGATCCAGTTCTCCCTCAAAGGTCTGCAGGGCCTTCGTCATAATATCGTCCAGATTAACAACTGGCGTGGTCTGCGTTTCGTCTTTCATAGATGTATTTCTCCTTATAGTATGCCAGAAAAAAAGGGCGTCTCCCAAGGTTCCGGCGCCGGGAGAAACCCTTTTTTTTGCTCTGGCAATGGTTATAACAGCAATCGGGGATATGCACACATATTAGGTGTGCATATCCCATATGCACACATATTAGGTATGCATATCCCGTTCTTCCATTAATTTTCGTTTGTATAGCTTTTCCACGGCCTGCCGTGCAAGCCGGTGTTTATAGCCCATTTCACTAAGGATCGTCTTGTATGCAGAAGCCTCCGGATCGCCGGCGACCAATGCCTCAATCCTCTTTTCCAGTTGATCGCTCACCAGCGTCAACAGCCGCTTTCCCTCATCGCTCATGGCAATGTTCAGATAATGCGCCTGATCCTGAAGGAGCTTCTCCTCAGTGGCCTTTTGTAGCTCCTGCCGTTGTTTTCTCGCCCAGTCCCGCGGCATACCGTCAACGGGATTTGTGCTCGGGCCGCTCTCCATTATGCACCCCCTGGTTTATTTCCAGACACCATACCCGGTGTCTCTTTTGGCGGCGAGGCCGCGCCTTCAGTAAGTTTCGCCACAACAGCCGCAGGGTTTTTCTCCCCGGTGGCCTCGATCTCCCCTATTCGCTTGGCAAGCTCGGCTACACCCAGGGCCTCCTGAAGCTCCTGAAGCCTTTGTGATGCCTCCATCTGTCCTGCCTGCATCAGTTGCGCCTGCTTATCTATAACCTTTGCCTCATCCTCGCCCACAATCACATCCTCATCACGAAGATTAACCATGGTCTCAATGGACTTCAAAACCTTGTAGGGCCGAATATATTTCCCGTAGCGCGGATCTCCGCTCAGCGGGATAATGATATCTTTCAAGTTCAGCAGGGCAGAGGTCTCCCGCATCAGAGACTCAATCCCGCTCACGTGGAAGCTGCCGTCGAACACGGGCAGCCCGGAGATACCGGTTGGAGACATGTCATCAACCTCGATGCCATAGCCCTTGATCTCCTCATCCGTAAACACCTCCTGCAGATCCCGGTACCCGATCTGTGATACCATAATGTCAAACACCATCTCCAGGATCATCACGGCCCCAGATTCCAGGTTTTCCCCCATCAGCCCGTACACACCCATGGCCTGATCCAGATTCATGGCCGCCTCACGGTACGTGATATCCTTTCTCCACCCGGGCAGGCCCTGCACACTGTCCGGCACAAAACTCCCCCGTTGAAAATACTGATCACCGCTCACCGTGTCTCGTGTGGGATAATCCCTGCCCGGTTCGATCACCGAATCATTCGGGTCGATCAGGGCATCCACATTCACCTCCGTAGGCGGGTTTACCACCCATTGCATATAATCCTGGTGGAGGCATACCATGTTATTCATGGCCTCCCACACGCTCATAATCCCTTCAAGAAGCCCTCTGCCTCCGTGCCGTAAAATATCAGGCAACGGGGAATAGCTGATCCCGGGCCACCGGTGGTTTTTATATAAGGGTGCCTTGGGCAGTTGAATAACCCTGCCGCCTGCAATCGTGTAGCGTGCAGAGGGCAAAAGCTCCTCGCCCTTTTTGTCCAGCACGACCCCCCAGAACTCGCTTGTTAGAATGGATTGCACATAGTTTGACCGCTGCCATATCTGTTCCCGCCGCTTGGCTACGGCCTCCTTGGTCAGAAAGGGGTTGGAGGTATCCGTGTCCTCTACCTCTTTTACCCGGGCCACGTCAAAATACCTGCCTGCAGCCTCGCCATTCTTCAGCACATAATAATCCAGCCATTCCTGATGTATCCAGAACCGGCCCGATTGTGGATCCCTGCTTGCAGCATCCGGGTCACGCAAAATCTTCCACGGCTCCACCAGGGTAAACTCCAGACCCTTGCCCGGAATCCATCGCACCAAGACCTCCATGCTCACGCCCACGGCCAGTGCCATAATCGTGGCATCTGTAAAACGCAGTATAAACCGGGCATGCTGATTGTTGCACTGTGTGTCCAGAAGCCGCTTCCAGAACTCCGCGCCCTTCTTGTCTTTCGAATTTTCGATGTTAATATAATTCGGGCTGAATGCCTTCTTGATTGCAGACGCCGCATACTGTATGGTCTGAAACGGTTTTGGTATCACAATCCGGGACTGCCATTCCTCCTTGTCTGCGTAACTGGCCGGTTCATTCTCCAGATATACATTCCAGCAGTCGTCCTGGGTTTTTCGAATGGACTCCTGCGCCTTTACGGACTGCTCGATACAGTCCGTGGCATAATCCACAAAGTGCTTTTCATCCTCTCCCGCGTATGCCCGGGCTGCCTCTTCCCGTTCGGCGAGCTCCTGTTTGTCCATGCCCTGATACGGGTCGCGAGTTTCCATGCTCCGTTTCCGGTTCAATAACTCTACCTGTGGATTTTTCAATTCAATCATAAACCTGCCCCTGGTGCATCAGGAAAAATCCTGTCATAGTTTTGGCGATAGGCCCGGTCACGCTGGCCCGGGTGCCAGTCGCCCATACTGTCCCTGCATCTGCCATTGCATAGTCCCGGGTTCGGCTCACCGTTCCATCCCTCATCAGGATACGTTACCGAACCGCATTTCGTGCATACATAGGCAGGCTCATCATTACCATACGGCCCGCCTACCCGCATAGGCCAATATCGGTCATATCGTCCCATCAGCGTTTCTTCTTTGTCCGCACCGGGCCGCACACGGTTTTTCCGCCGCGTGGCCCTCGTTTTTTTACCACCTCGCACCGCATATAGTTATCCGTGCCCACCGTAACGGTGCGCGTCCTCACAGCCCCGCCGCGTTTTTTTACCTCTGCCTTTGGCATGCGTTCCCTCCTACAGATCAGGGATCTGAGCTGGATTGTGGGCCTCAAACTCCGCCCGGGCCTGATCAAAAAGCTCCTCATATTGCTCAGAGGTAATGCCGTTTTCCCGCATCACCTGCATGGCAAGCATGGTCAATGCCTTCACAACCTCGATTGCGATTGCCGCATTCATAGCCTACCCCCTAACTCGTTTAAATAATTCAGGATCATTGCCTCCGTCTCCGCGGGTGGTACCGTGCCCTGGCCGATATAATTGATATATACCTGAATCAGGGGATACACCTTTGTCAGTACCGCCTTTTTGGTTCTCACCACCCTCTTTTGTTCCTCCGTCAGCTCATTGCCCCTCAGGGCCATGTTCATGGTATCGCTGAACTGCTCATTATAAAAGGCCAGAACAGAATAGGCCTTTTCCTGCGGTGTCCGCTCCGACCATTGTTTAAGCTGCAGACCCGCGCAGGCACTGAGAAAGAAAACAAGGATAAACAGAGCCAAAACAAACGCCGCGACACGACGTGTTCTCTGTCCTTTCATGGTTCCTCCTTTCCTGGTTATTTGGTGTTTTTTTCGATCTTATGACCAATCCCAATCAGGGCCATCGCAGCCACAATCTTTTCAATCCCTGTCTCCGGTTGATCCGAAAAAATATCAACCACGCCTAAGATAGCCATAGCAAGGGCCGCAGCCCATGTTTTCCAACCGTGCATCATAATCTATCCCTCCCATAAATTAGTTTATAGTTGACAACGGCTCAGCATAGAACGCACATCTGCTGATCGTGCCTTAATATAATTTGCTGTATTCTCTAACTGATAAGCCAAATCACACTTGATTTCTTTTTTTGGTACCTTTTCTTTTTTTTCGGAGTCCTCCGGTTTCGGTAAAAGAACCAACGATAAGCGTTTTTGTAACTGATCTATCATCATAGCTAATTCTTGAAGGCCCTCCCCTATATGCCTTATCTCTATCTGTATCTGCGAATCCAATTTTGGTTGGGTTTCTGTTTCACCATAATCAACTGACACGCCTCTAATCTTATCCTTGGTCGCTATCTCTATCCCTGCTGCGTTGTTGTAATGATCTGACATAGTATGTATTCCCTCCTTTTAATTTTTTATACGCACCCTCAGGATTCATAACAATTTTTCCCATGTTCATTGATAAAATTAGCAAGTTCTTTTTCAAGAGGCTCGCCAAGCACCTCACCAACAGAGGTATCATATATAAATTTCCAGACTACTTCTCCGGACTCTTTAAGAGTAAATCCCCTGAGCAGGCCAATAAGCATCTCGCGTTCATTCATATAGCCCTCCTTTTTTAAAATACACAACGGTAAAGCACCCTATGCCGCACCACCATACGCCCGTTTACTAAAATTTCCGCCCCGGTAGCTCATGGCACGTTTCATCCGTTCCTGTTCGCTCCGCTTCTGGAATGCCTTCCGCACATTATGGGGCATTAATACGGCGATACCGTTTGCAAAGGCATCTCCCGGGTGAGAATGATGATCTTTCACCGGTTTTTCCCCTATAATGTTGCCATTATTATCCGTCTTGTAATGCCAGCCGCCCTTGAGCGCCCGGTGTAAAATCACCGCGGAACGGGAAAGTAAGATCAGGGGCTTGCCATTGTCCAGAAGGCGTTTAAAGGGCGGGTTCAGCGACTCTTTTATCGTATGCCAGTGTGCCGGCCCCGGTTCAAACCGCGTATCATACATGCCTTCAAGAAGCTTTGCCGTGGAACTCCGTACCGAACTCTGGTCCGCGGTCTGCATGGTGGTATCCCCCATAATCCGCCAGGATGTTACCCTGTTTTTCCACTTTGGCGTGGCCAGAAGCGGTTCGAGCTTTTCCTCGGCCAGCTCCTTCACCCCAGCCTGCTCAGCTATGAGCACATCATGAATAACCAGTTGTCCCGCAGGGGTGTATTGTCCTAGCACACAGGCTGGATGTTGCCAGGAATCCCAGAACTGCATGGCCTCGCCCGAATATACGGGCAATACCGTATCCGCAAAATGGGTCTCCTGGTGGTATCCTGGTGTAACCTTCTTGCCTAAATGCACCGAGGCCGTGCGGCCCTCGACATAGCGCTCCCATTTGGCCGGATCATCCTTGAATGCCGCCATATTAGCCGCCCTGGTAATCGCCCCCAGGTACTTATTCTCCCCGCGGGGTATCCAGAAGGTCTTCTTGGTTATGGTAATCCACCGGCCTTCCTCGTCCTCAATACTCATATACTCTTCCGGCTCCTCGGCAAGAAGACTCACCCAGTGTTCCTCGTCGGCCGGGTTATGTGAGATCTGCACCCGCATAATCGTTCCCCGCTGCCGTGAGGCACGGGCAAGGGCCATGTTAAAAACCTCGCGGGGAAGCCCCGCATTAGCCTTTTCATAAATGGGTGCAGGCTCCTCTAACCATATCAGGGCATACTGCGGCCCCTGAAGCTTTGAGATACTGGCCTCATCATCAATGCCGAATAAATCACACTCCACCTTGGGCGTGGAATGAATTACCATCTTTTTATATCCATCGGAAAATTGTACCCAGGAACCCAGGTACTCACGGATATCAGGAACCGTACTGGTCTTGATATTCTGAAAGGTGTCCCGCACGAGGGCAGCGCGTATATCCCGCCCGCACCGCTGTGCGTGGGCTATCATACCGGCAACACTGGCAAAGGTCTTTCCCTCGCCCATAGGCCCTACCAGTTGTACGATATGGGCATCGGATGTTACATACCGATACTGTGTCGGCGAGAGGTCGAACCGAAGATTGTCCATTATTCATCTCCCCCGGTCTGAGGGTTTTTCACCAGATATAATCCCCGGTCTTGCGGTTCATTTTGTTCGGACTCATCCCCATAAGGGGCTATTATGATATTTCCACCGGCCTGTCCATCAAGAATACCGCTGTATTTCAGCTTCGTATCTATAATACTGGTAGCCATACGCATGCTGCCAATCCGAACCTTTTGGGTTTCAATGTCATGCACAATCCACCCGATTACCCGGTCGATAAATGCCTTTACGACCGCGTCTTCATTCTCGGCGTTCATGCCGAAAATATCATCTTTGGTGCGTATCATGGCATCGCGGACCCGTTTCCAGTTTGAAATCCTCTCTGCCCTTTCTGCCGGATCTTCCCGTGCCCATGCCAGGCACTGCGCCTCCATCTCTTCCAGGGCATCCAGGTCCTTAGGGATTTCCTTTGCTACATGTGTGGAAACAATATCCTGTACATCATCATGGTGGATATCCCGCTGCTTTTTCAGCCAGCGGGCAATAGTTGCCTGTGATATCGCATACCCTTCCCGTGTAAGAATATCCGACATCTCATAGCTCGTCTTCCCCTCTCTTCCTAAACTCAAAATGCGAGGGGCGAGCTGTAATGACTCTATTTTCCCCGCCTTCCCCATATATGTTCTCCAGGGTTGTTACATAATAAAACCTGTAGTTAAAAAAAGCGTCGTATTCATCATGATGGGATTAGTATAGCACAGGGTTTTTTTTGAGCCCGTTCGGAGCAGGATACCGCTGCTGAAAAACACAATATAGATCATTCCTGAACAATATAGATTAAACAGCACAAGAAAAAAAAAGACTTGACATGATTTTTTTAGGGGTAAAAAGGTTGGAAAATTTTCATGGCAACCAAGGTAATAAGGGGGGGCTGTGACTCCCATCACCGCTTTTTTGTTTTCGGCGATCCAAGACACAGATCAGAACACAGCACCTTCGCCACCGCCTGCCACAAAAACGCATACAAAAACCAAACGAAAAAAGGAACGGCATAACAACCAAAGAAAAAGGCAGCCGGATCCATTGGCACGCATAAAAAAAGATCAGAAGAAAACAACCCACAAAAATGGCCCGCCTTCACCGGCCAGGATGAAAAAATCAACCTATGGCACAGGAGATCCTTCGAAAAAACCCCGTCCCGGGCTTTGCCAACTTTTAGTAATGTTATTGCTGTTAGTTACCGAGTTATTACATCACCACGCAGATCACACACAATAAAACCGCCGCAAACCCTCAGCAACAAACATCCTTACGCCTTTTGGCACTGGCTAACTAATATGAAGAAGTTAGCAAGTTCACCAGCCGGAAAATCCCCTCTTTTTGGCAATTCCCGTAAATGGGTTAAGTTCGATAAAACCACAAAATCAGGCTCTCATGCTACCCGCAGGCTTCGATCAAACCCTTTTACCTGGCCCCAGGGCAAAAAATGTACTGCAAATGGGTTAAGTTCGCAAAAATCCAAAAAAAACGTCCAGCCGCTATAAGCCCGTTATAACCGGCAA